TTTCCCAGACTTTATCATCAAGGTTCGTGAGCAGTCTGGTGAGATTAAAAAGTATGTGATCGAGATTAAACCTAAAAGACAAACGATTCCTCCTGTTCAGACAAGTAAGAAAAGAACAAGAACCTTTATTAACGAAGTAAAAACTTATGCAGTGAACGAGGCAAAATGGAAGGCTGCAAAAGAATGGTGTGAAGACAGAATGCTTGAGTTTCGTATCATCACAGAAAACGAGTTAGGTATCGGTTAATGGCACAAGGTTTCGGACAAGAAGTTCAGAGACAATCACCAAGAGTATCACAACTCAAAAGAAAGTTAGATGGTTCTGAAGATGCAGACTTGATTATGATGAGTATTATGGAAGTATTTCGAGAAATAGAATACGTTCCAGACCCAGGAAACTACTATACCTTTGTATACATACCTAAGACTCCAGAGATTACTTATGATGAACATCCATTAGTTGCAGTAACTGAAGTTCAACGATGGGGATTCAAAGGATTCAACTATCACTGGGGTATGATGAGGAACTATACTTGGATAGAAGTTGCGGGAGCACTTCATCATATAAGACCAAATGAGATTGATTATCTTCGTTCTTTACCTTATGGCAAAATAAGGACTAAATAACTAGAAAGTGTCTAATGGCATCCAGTAAACCATTCACATTAGGTGGAGACTACTTTCAGACTGAAATAAGTGAGGAAGTATCTACTGTAGTAAGGCTTCCAGTAACTCCTGCTCCACAATCAGTAGTTGATACAGCAACATCTTCAGGTAATCTGAACGATGATGGATCGATCAACTATGTGAATGTTCGTGGTCAAGGAAATTATGAGCAGTTAGCAGCACCAGATAGTTGGATGGGTTCACTGGCAAATGATTCAACTTACTGGGGAGCAATAGGTCAATCTATTGGCACAGAAAATCCTAATGTTGCAGGTATAGATGAGAACCTGCCATTTGGTGGTGGAGTTTTAGCAACCAATACTGATGCTAATGAGCAACCAACTGCACCAACTGATGTTACATTAAGATATCCAGCAAATAATACTGGTGGTTATGATTTCCTAAAGATTACTACCTATGAATTGAATAGAAATGCAGATTTGTTAGGTGGAAATGGATTAGAAGTATCTGGACCAGATGAAAGTTTAGGTGCAATAGTTGGTCCAATAATTGCTCTTCCCATGCAACCAGGGATATCTGATAATAACTCTGTTGATTGGGGATCAGATACGTTGAATCCTCTTCAATTAGCTGGAGCAAGAGTTGCTGCTGGTTTGATATCAGGATTATCGAGTCTTGATCTTGGAGGTGCTGGAGCAGAAGCTATGGCACAAATTAGATCTTCTCTTTCTCAAGCAGGATTGCAATTATCTGAGGCTGATATTAAATCTTACTTTGCAGGTCAAGCAGTAGGAGCAAACATCTTTAGTCGTTCTACAGGAAAAGTTATAAATCCAAACCTCGAATTACTTTTCCGAGGTCCACAACTTAGATCATTCAACTACAACTATACTTTTACTCCACGAGATGATGCTGAAGCAAAAGTAATAAGAACTATTATAAAGCACTTTAAGAAAACGATGGCAGTTCAAAAAGGAAGTTTATTCCTGAAGACACCGAATGTATATAAACTACAATATGTGTATTCGGGTGGAGGACAACATCCTTTCCTCAACAAGATTAAAACCTGTGCTCTTACAAACTTCAACGTGGAATATACTCCAGACGGAAGTTACATGACATATAGAGATGGATCTATGACTTCATATGGTGTAACGATGCAGTTCTCAGAACTCACTCCAATTTATAATGATGACTATGATAACTCCGACGATATGGGTTACTAAAAATGGCAAAACCTTACTTCAGACAAGTTCCTAATTTTGAATACGTCAGCAGAGAACCAAATGCCGACAGTATCTCAGACTATGTTGCTGTCAAAAATCTTTTCAAGAGAGGAAAGTTAAGAGAAGACATCTTTGGTAATCTTAACTTCTTCACTAAGTATAAGATCGTCGGAGATGAAAGACCTGATAATGTTGCATTCAAACTTTATGGAGATTCAACTCTTGATTGGGTAGTTCTTCTTTCCAATAACATTCTAAACATTCAAGATGAATGGCCTATGACTCAAGCAACCTTTGATCAGGTAATGCTTGAAAGATATGGTTCATATGAAAACTTATATTCTGGCATTCATCATCACGAAACTACAGAGGTTAAAAACTTCTCAGGCAAAACAATCATCGAAGCAGGTCTTAGAATCTCACCAACTTGGAAGACAAATGGTAACTTCCTTGAGATGGTAAATGCTCAGATTGCTGTAATCTCTTCTGGAGACTCTGTTACTCCATCAAGAACAGTTACAGTTTATATGGTCAACTCGATTCCTAACTTAGAAGTTGGAGATCAAGTTGCCATTAATAATGTAGTTGAGAATGAGTATAATGGAAGATTCGTAGTAACAGAAGTTCTTGCTCAGAGTGGTGCAAATGTAACTGGATTTAGATACGAGTTGCCTTCAGTTCCAAATGTTGCTTCACCAAGATTAGCAGATCCAAGAAAAGAACAAGTTCTATTTACGGTTCCAGAAACTTCATCAATCACAGCAAACTCTTATTACTACGAGTACTGGGATGAAGCATTAGGATATTCCGTTCAAGTTCCTTCATCTTCATTTGTTAGAACAATCACTAATCATGAGTATGAGTTGCAGATTGAAGAGAATAAGAGAAACATCTTTACTCTCAAACCAAGATATCTGAATGTAGTCTTTAACGATCTTGATACCTTTATGCCATATAAAAAAGGTAGCATTCAGTATGTAAATGCTACCTTGAAGAGAGGAGAAAATATTAGACTGTTTGAATAATCAGTCTTCAGCCAGTCGTTGGAAGTAACTCAGAGCATCATCTTCATCCTCATCAACAGTTTCGATCTTTGGAAGTGAAGGAGACTTACTGCGAGCAAAGGATTGCTCCAGTTCTGCGATCACACTCTCTTCCTTAGAGGGAGTTTGAGTGTAAGATTCATACTCATCTTCCTGTTCTTGAACAGCAGCACGAGCAGACTTCTGACCCAGAACATACTTCAGACGCTTCTCAAGATCTTCATAGGACTTGAACTGATCGGGAGCAACAATAGCAGAGAGAGAATATTCTTTCTTCCACAGTGCTTCCAGAGCATCATCGTCATCCAGAAGTGCTGAAGGAGAATCAAACTCGGACTTATCGTAGTTCCAATAACCTTCAACCTTACGAATCTTAAGACGGAAGTTAGCACCACCCCAGAAGTCAAAGGGATTGATGGGTTCTTCATCTTCAAACTCGGGTTGCATAGCATTCAGGATCTTATCAAAGATCTTCTTACCGAACTTGAACAGGAAGACTTTACCTTCGTTCTCAGGATGAGCAGGATCCTTGATCACATAGATGTTGCTGTAGTAAGACAGTTTACGCTTCTGTTTACGAACAGTTTCTTTGTCCTTATCACTACCACTGTTCCACAGCTCACGATTGTGTTCAGACACAGGATCCTTCTGACCAATCGTAGTCAGAGAGTTTTCGATGTACCAACCACCATTACCTTGAAAGGCGTGAGAGTACATCTTGACCCATGGGAGTTCTTCACCTTCGGGCGCAGGAAGGAAACGAATGATTGCAGAACCAACACCGGTCTTATCCATTTCTGGTTTCCAGAAACGTTCGTCTGCTCCACCACTCGAACCAGTGTTCATTTTCTCTACTTCCTTCACCAGTTTCTCAGTGAGAGAACCCAGTTTGGATTGCTTTTTCAGATTTTCAAAAGACATTTGTATACCTCGGATTGTTTGGATTTGGCCTTTGTGTACCCCATCAGTCTACAGGTCGGAACCTGTCTTGTCAATACGTTCCTTCATGGTCTCCAGCAGTTGTGTCATGTTGTTAAAGATGACATTCATATCGACATTATCAGGGAGTCCCATCATGGATGCAGACTCTTTGATTCTTTCTTTCATCCTGATGGCCTCAGGATCATCAGAAAGTTTCAGACGAGTGTAAAGAATCTGTTGTTTATTCAACAGTTTCTCTAAGAGAGCAACATGAAATAATTTTTCCTCTTTATTCATACGAGGAAACTCAAATACATTTCTGTATACATCTTCTTGTAATGCTGAGATTTCAGCCATCTCTGCACGAACAAGATCGGAATCAAAAAAACTCATGTTCCTCCAACAATCTGCTTGAGTATCTTTTTATAATGGAATACATCTATATGTAGGAACGGAGAGTACTTCTTTATTTTTAAACTGACGGTTTCCCACACAGGATCTTTTAGTTTCTTATCAAAGTTCTTCCCGAACAAGAATATCTTATCATATATTACCAGTGTTTCCAGGCTAATGTTACCGACCAGGAACATTTTTAAAAGGGGTGGATGTCCCTTTGAACAGTCAAATATTTCTTCAAATTTATTTTCAAATAGTTGTTGCGACTCTTCCTTAAACAAATAGGATAGAGATTGTATTCTTTTTTGCCAAGACCTATATCTCGATTCACCCTCCTTGATCATCTCTCCAATCCACACAGTCTGAGGATCAGTACAACTTACAAAGTTTGCTACAAAGAAATCTATCACTTCCTTATCTTCTTTCTGACGTGATAGTTTCTCGAACCAATATCGATCCTTCCTCTTGTAGAAGGATTGAAGAGATGCTCGACTCTTACCTTGATACTTGTGATAATCGTAAGAATCTTTTGTAAAGTGATTCTTCAGGGCAAGGTAGGTCTTATCAGTATCAAAAGGCACCATTCACAAAAGTAATATAGGATTTTTTTGCCGGGAAATTTTTCCCATCAAAATGAAATTAAAACACCAATCTTGCTCGGGAGGTCTTCTTTAAGAAGTTCAACTCCATAGCCTCATACTTAATCTTTTCCTTAAGTGGTTTAGAAATAAGTTTCGGAACAGACTCAACATCAATACTATTCTTCTCACAGAAGTGAACGATAGCATCGATGTAGTTCATATCTTCATTATGCTGCACAAGATTCTCGATCTCTTGGGCAAACCGAGAAGGACAGAAAAACTTATTCTCTAGTGCTTTTTCTAATTCATTCTCCATTTGACCTAACACAGTGATGTACAATCTTTTTCCTCAACTTTTGTTCATTCTAACACATGAAAATAAAAAGTCAAGAAACCTGTTCGAGTTTATCGTTGACAAATTTCTTGATGTATTGTGTAAGTAACCTGATATATTTTGCTTTGTCGTATTCTTCGTAGACTTCTACTTCTCCGTTCTCACAAGTCATAATGATTACGAACTTCTTAACTGATATTCCAGTGAGTTCATGAAGCATACATGCATATGCACAACACTGAACAAAGTATCCATCAATCCACTCTCGTGGTTTTGGTTGTTTAGAAGTTTTAAAATCGATGATGGCAAGTTCACCATCAAACTCTGCAATACAATCTACAGTTCCAGCAACACCTAAGTATTGACTATAAAGAGAACCCTCAAGGGCATAAATGTTATTTATACGATTGAGTGCAGGTTTAGCAATCTTAAATAGATGTTCTGAGATAGGTTGAACCTCAGATAGATTTCGATTGTGTAGATAATCTTCAACAAGTGTATGAAGATCTGTTCCCCGACTGGTTGCTTTCCTTGTGATCTTATTTGCTTCCTCTTCACCAACCTTGGCTCTCCAGGAAGCAAACTTTTCTTTGCTGTAATGACTAATAACAGAGGTGATGGAGACAAACTTTTGGAGTTCTTCTAAGGTAGGAACTTTATAATAACGAACTCCATCAATCATCTCCCTCTCAAGTTGAGGGAGATCCAATTCAACATGATTAAACATCAGAGATTCAATTCCATCTTAGCAACAAGATATTCCTTACAGAGTCCAGAACGAACAATATCCTCCACACCAAACTCGATCATAGACATCGAAGGCATCACTCGTAGAATACGCATAAAGTCAACGATACCATTACGTTCGTTAGTCTTTACAAGGTCTGACTGAGTAGCATCACCACAGAACATAATCTTAGAGTTCTCACCCACACGAGTAATGATACTATCAAGTTCGTGGAAGTTCAAGTTCTGGAATTCATCAACGATGATGATTGCATTATCCAAGGTAGTTCCCCGAATAAAAGAAGTACTCCAGAAACTAATTGTACCTTGAGTCTTAAGGTTTCCATAGAGCATCTCGAATGCAGAGTCATCAGGCATCTCGAACATGTACTTCACCATGTTCTTATAAGGAATCTGGTAAAGACTTGACTTGTCTTCATGATCTCCAGGAAGGAAACCAATCTCACGAGTTGCTACGAGAGAACGAACGAGGTAAATCTTTTCGTAAGGAGTCTTCTCGTTCAGAACATCACGTAGAGCATTATAAAGTGTGATGAATGTCTTACCAGTACCAGCAGCACCGTAAGCTACAATATTCTGTTCGAGTTTATATTGTTTGAAGAGTGCCTCTTGATTATCAGTCAAAGGTTCAATCGTCTTCATGATATCGAGATTGATTGGCTTCTTGCGTTTCATCTGTCTGTTGCTCATTCCAAAAGGTACAGGA